ACGAACTACCGCTACCGGGGCTGCGACTACTCCACGACGGGCGGTGCTGCGGGTACGTCGCAGGTCTACTACGTGTGCCGCCGCGACCTGGTCGCGGGTACGTGGCAACTCATCGAGTTCCTGGCGTCCACGATGGTCGTGAACCGCGTATCCACCTACTACTTCGGTCCCGACAACGAGGCCGAACTGCTGGACGTGTGTCACGTCGGGACGAAGGTCTACGTCCTGGTCCATCTGCTTCAGATTCCCGGCCAGAGCGAACACTGGGACGTGACCGTCTTCGACACGACCGCCTTCAACACCCAGGTCACGACCACCACGCTCGCGGGTGCCCGCGTGAACAACAAGCAGCCGGGCCTGCTGTACGACGGCACGAACGTCGGCATCCTCTCGACCAACACCACGGGCGGCGCGTCCCGGCTGAAGCTGGGCAAGCTCGACAACACGACGTTGGCGTTCGTGTCCGACACCCTGTTCGACACGGCGGTGACGGTCAGCGCACCGAACACCGAGTTGTACGGCGGCTCACGGGCGACGAACGCCGGGCAGTCGAACACCTACGTCCTCGGCATCAACGACAGCACGCAGTCGCCCAGTCGCTATCACAACTACACGTTCGATGGGACCGGCTTGGAAATCGTCAGCTCGCGGTGGGACAACCCGGACGCTGATGGCGCGTCCTACGTCACCTACGACACGACGAACGGTCGCTTCGTGTCGATGAAGGAGTCCGGCCTGGGCGCGATGTGGCGACATACCGACGCCTTCGCGTACGCGGCCAACACGAACAACGTGTGGTTCGGCTACACGTTCTACGACTCGAACGCCACCGGGTCGCAGCACGAAACAGTGGTGTCCACGAAGGTCGTCGGCATCCAGTGGACCCGGAGGGCCTACGTCAACGTCACCTGGCCGACGCCGCCCATCCTCGTCGGGACCGACGGTGTGGACAACACCCGGTGCTATGCGGTGCAGTCCGCCTCGTCCCCCGTGTCTCGGCTGCGGTCCGCCTGGCAGCTGCAAGCCACGGTCGCTAACCCCGGTACCGGTCTGACCCTGTCCGCGATGGCCGCGACCGCCGGGACCGACACGTTGGGAGCGTTCCCGTCGTCCAACCCCGGTCAGATAACCCATCAGGCGGGAGGCAGCGTCGCCCCGTTGCAGGGAACCGGCGACGGCTTCCTGCCGGTCGGCATGGTCGTGCCCTTCGCTGGGACCGTCGCTCCGGTCGGCTGGCTGATATGCGACGGTGCGGCAGTGAGCCGAACCGGGGCTACAGCGAACCTGTTCACGGTCTGCGGTATCGCGTTCGGTGCGGGCGATGGCTCCACCACTTTCAACATCCCAGACCTGAAGTCGCGTGTGCCGATGGGTGCCGGGACGTTCCGCGCCCGTGCGGCGAACGAGGGGATAGCCGAAGCATCACGTGACCCCGGTCACACACATGGCGTCGGTACCATCGCCATCGCCCAGTCGGGAGGGTCGTGGGCGAACGCGAACATCAGTGCGGGCGGCGCATTGAACGGCCAGGGCCACGCGCACGCGAACTCGGCGTTCTCAGGTGCTACCGGTGCCGGTGGCGGGACGGCCAACTTCCCATCCCTGGGCATGAACTACATAATCAAGACGTAGGAAGGAGCAGGACATGGCACGGTTGGAGATGGAGAAGCGCAAGGACGGCTGGCACTACCTGGACGTGGACGGGGTGCTGGGCAAGGACGGCGGGCCGTTCAAGACCCGCGAGGAAGCCGAAGCCAAGGGCTACGACCTGGTGCTGAAGGCCGAAGCGAAGGCGACGAAGGACGACCCGAACGCCGCCCTCGGGTTCGTGCCGCAGGAAGAACTGACGGGCGAAGCCGCACCTGCGGAAGCACCGGCCGGAAGCGAGTAAGCCATGCCGATGCGCTACCGCGTGGCGGCGATGCCGAAGAAGGACGGAGCCAAGCCGCACTGGACCGACCCCAAGGAACTGAAGGACGCCACGAACGCCGTGGTCACTCGCCAGCGCAAGCACGTCGGCAAGGGTTTCACGATGCGCGAAGTCGCGAAGAACGAGAAGTGGGGACCGGAACGCACGCTGGAAGAAGTCCACACCCGGCTGCCCGGTCAGCTGGACAACCTGCGCCTTGGCGAGACGTGGGCGGTACGGGCGTTCAGCGACGACTTCACCGTCTGGACCCGCAAGGTGTCGGTCGAGCCTCCCGTGGTGCAGACACCGGGGACCGACGCCATCGACGCCATCTACGGGTGGCTGAACGGCAACTTCAAGGGCCGGTGGGAGAACTGGGGCATCTGCGTGTGCAAGCGCATCAGCGGCTCGTCCACCTGGTCGCAGCACGCCTACTGCAACGCCATCGACATCGGTGGCTCGACGGGCAACCTGGACGCCATCGCCAAGGCCGCGACCGCAGCAGCCAAGAGCGGCAACATCCCCTGCGACCAGGTCATCTGGAAGGGCTGGGAACACGTCCACGGCGGCAACGTGTACGACCACTACGACCACGTGCATCTCACCGGCAAGCCGCAGCGGTCGGGGTGGCCGACGGCGTGTTGACACAGAGAACGCGCAGGTCAGGGGCCGGTTGCGGGCGGTCGTTCGGCGGTGTACGGTCGGAAGTCCACGTGGGCCTATAAAGTCGAAACCCCCTGGCCGTCGACCAAGGGGTTCCGACAATCCTCGCGAAAGGAGATGCACTGCTGTGCGGCGAAATCATAGCAACGAAAGCGAAGTTGCGCTACTCGGTTCTCTGCTAACCCTTGAAGATGCAGTTGTCTTCTCTATCCCTAAGTTAGAAGTAGATGTCTTTGCATCTGACTTCAATAGTAGGTTGTTCTCAGTTATCCAGAAGATGTACGAAGATGGGGAACGTATCGACCCTGTCCTTGTCCGCCGGAAGATGAAATGTAGGGCAGATGAACTCCATGACATCATGGAAGGCTGTCCGGTCCCGGCGAACTACCCGTTCTACCTGAAGCAGGTCCTGGACGACGCGCAGGCTCGCGTGACGGCCCAGGCGTTCACCGATGCGTCTTCCCTGGCCGCCGATGGCGAATCCCCCGCCGCGTGGGATGTCATCGAAGACATCCGGCAACGCCTCGGCGTGGACGATGCCGACGCGACGTTCGACGCGCAGGACCTGATGGGCAGGACGCTCGACATGGCCGATGCCTACGCGCAGGGGTCACGGGCGGTGCTGGGGGTGCCGACCGGCTGGCCGTCCGTGGACCGCATCATCGGGGGACTCATCCCCGGCAATCTGATAGTCGTCGCCGCCCGACCGGGCAAGGGTAAGTCGGCCCTTGCCGCGAACCTCCTGGTGAACGTGGCCCGCCAGGGGGAACGCACCGTGCTGGTGTCGTTGGAAATGACGGCAGCTGAAATCGGGATGCGACTCATCTGTCGGGCAGGTCAGCTGAACTGGGAATCACTGCGGGATGGGAAGGTCGAGGATGCTACCTCCCGCATCGTGACTGCCGCCGCTGGCCTGTCCGACCTCCCCTTGACGGTCATCGACCAGCCACGGGTCACGGTCGGGTACCTGCGGTCGGTGTGCCAGCAGCAGCGTCCGGCGGTGCTCATCGTGGACTACGTGCAGCTGATGTCCGGTCCGGTGCGCAACAGCCGGGAACAGGAAGTGGCCGCGATAAGTCGGGGGTTGAAGCTCCTGGCGAAGGAAGAACAGGTCTGCGTCGTCGCGCTGGCCCAGCTGAACCGCAACGTGGAGATGCGCGGGGACGGTGCGTCGCCCCAGTTGTCGGACCTGCGGGATAGCGGGTCGCTGGAACAGGACCCGGACATCGTGATGTTCCTCGTCCCGCGCAACGGCACCCCGTACGCATCGGACCTGCACCTGGAAGTCGCGAAGAACCGCAACGGCATGGCGAAGGCAGCCGTCCTCCAATGGGACAAGCCGCACGTGTCGCTGACCGACACGATGCGCGTCCCGGCATCGAAGCTGGACCCTCTGGCTGTCCCCCCGGTTGCACAAGCCGCGCTGACGGGATAGTCTGAATCACCTACGCGAAAGGGGATAGGTATGACCTGCGGCAAGGAAGACCCTCCCGGATACACCTGCGGGGGCGGATACCCGAAGGGGACGCACGGGTGCGGCCAGCACTTCGGGTCCCTGGACGGCTTCGACGCTCACTTCATCAAGACCGGGCGGTACGAAGACGACGAATCGCCCATCATGCGGTGCGCCACGCCGAAGGAGATGGAACGCAAGGGCTACCACCTGTCGGACAACCTGGTCTGGAAGACCCCGATAGACGAAGCCGCCATCGCACGGTTCCGGGGGCATCCCTCGGTGACCCAGGGCGACCTGTTGGCCGCGCTGGGCATGACGGAAAGGGGATAGGACATGGCACGACCGTTCCTGGGAGTGTGGCCCGACAATCCCACCAAGGACACCTGGGACAAGCTGCGGGCGGCTATCCCTGGCAACCACATCCTCGGCTACCGGCCACGTGGCGGGTTCGGGGACTTCGATAGTCCGCTCATCCGGGACATGGACGAAGCCAAGACCGTGCCCATCTATTCGACGAACCTGAACCCACGGGTCGGGGATGGGTCCAACAAGCTGCCCATCTCGCTGAAGGACTGGGCAGGCGGCAGGTACGACGACAGCGTCCTGCGCCCCGGTGGGCAGCAGCTGATGGAGTTGTCCCCGTTCGTGCGCCGCATCATCGTCGAGATATGGTCCGAAGTGAACGTCGCCCATCCGCCGCCCGACGTGCAGCCGGAACCGCCCGACTGGTCGACCGCGAACTGGGAAGCGGCGTTCACGCACACCGTCGACCTCTGGCGGTCGATGGGCGTCCAGAAGAACGTGTGGCTGGGCTGTTCGGTGGCGGGGGTCCAGAAGGACTTCGGCGAGTACCACCCGCCCGGCGTGCTGTCCCATTCGAACTACGTCGGATTCGACTTCTACGCGAACACCACCAGCTTCAAGCTGATGAGCGAGCGGGCCAGCAAGATACGGGCGTTCGCGACGGCGAACGGGCTGCCCATCATCTTCACGGAATCCGGGGTCGAGGAAACGGCGGACTACAAGACGTGGTTCGACGACGCCTACGCCTTCATCACGTCCGGCGGGGTCGCGGGGCAGTTCTACACCGACTACTCGTCGCGCGGGGACTTCCGCGTGGACCCAGGCCAGCCGATGCACTCGACGTTCGCGTCGTATGCGTCCCAGCCGGGGTGGAAACCCTGACTGAACTATGCGACCGAGGCTGACCCCGGATGAGTGATGAGCCGCAGGACGATTACGACCGCCTGAAATCCCAGAACCAAGCACTCCAAGAGCGCATCAAGGAGCTGGAGGCGGGACTCGGTGACATCGGGCAGCTAGCCGGTCACCTAAGCGAACGCGGCGGCGCGTCTCTCGCTCGCATGGTTCGCCAACTCCTATCCCCCACCCAGGAGACTGACCCCGGATGAACGAGGAAACCGTCGCGAACGTCTGTCGGTCGATGCGGTCTATCGCTGTTGGCCTGCGCGAAGAGGTCATGGACTACCCGGTGCCGATTCGGTGGACGCCGCCAGATGACGAAGTGTTTGCGGGCAACCTGGACTTCGGCGGCGGCGATATAACGCTGGCGGACCTGCTGGAAGTCTTCGCGCACCTTCTCGACGAGGGCCCGCTGAATCCTACCCCCCAACAGCCTATGAGTGAAGAGAGTGGAGAGAGATGAGCGAGCGGTGGTTCGTCCAAGAAGTGCCTAAGGGCTGGAGCGACAAGAGTGGAGCCCCGGTGACGGCGTGGCGAGTGTCTCCTATCGGCTGGGAGGGCGATGAACACAGGGCCAGGCTCATAGCCGCCGCGCCCGAGCTGCTCGACATGGTGGACCGCTTGGCCGGGCTCGCGCTCGAAGAGGGCTATGAGTCTGACCATGCCGATGCGGTCGAACTACTGGATCGCGCCGCCCCATCCCCGAGTGAAGAGAGTGGAGAATGAGCGACGAGCCATACAAGACTCTATTAGTGGACCGGGAAGCCTACGACACCCTCCGGTCCCAGAACCAAGCACTCCAAGAGCGAGCGGAGAAGGCCGAGCGGTGGCTGCGGTTCATCGCCGACACGCAGCACCGACTTCTCGATGCCTTCAAGCTCGAACTATCCGACGAGGAGTGGCGGGCCTTCGCTGAAGGCCTCGGCATCGAACCTGACGCCCTCCTATCCCCCACCCAGGAGACTGACCCCCCGCGAGACAAGGTGTTCGACCAAGCGCGGGTGCTGGCAGGGTTACCCCCAAAGCCTCCCCAGGAGACTGACCCCGATGCCGTGAACGGGGGATGACATGGTCGGTGATGAAGACCTCGTCCGGGAAGCCCTGTACGAACTGCTGTCGATGCTGCCGTACAAGCACGAAACGCCCGATACCTTCCCACCGCTCCTGTCGTTCGAACGGCTGATGGCACGGCTGAAGTCGAAGTAGTACGGTCGGGAGCGATGCGAAGGGGCGTCGCAGCGGCAATCGCCATTCCACTTGCTTTCGCATCCCTCCGATTCTTGCCCGACGGCACCCCGGCCGCGACCGCCATCAGCGTCGCGCCGGTCATCGTCATCTTCATGGAGAACAAGGAACGGTCGACCATCGAAGGGTCACCGGACGCCACCTACCTGAAGTCCTTCGAGAACGCGGGCACGTCGTTCACCCACTACAACGCGGTCACCCACCCGTCGCTGCCGAACTACCTCGCCTTCGCGTCCGGCAGCACCAAGGGCAAACAGGGGACCGACACCATCACCGCGGGCGAGTTAGGCGGGAAGAACCTGTGGTCCCAGCTGCAAGGCAAGGGCGTGTCCTGGGGTGTCTACGAAGAGGCCATGCCGTCGACCTGCTACAAGGGCGTGTCGTCCGGCTTGTACGCGCTGAAGCACAACCCGGCGATGCCGTTCTCGAACATCGCGAGCAAGGCCGTCCGGTGCAACAAGGTCATGCCGTACACGTCCTTCGACGTGAACAACCTCCGGTCGGTCAGCTTCATCGCACCGGACCTGTGCAACGACATGCACAACTGCTCCATCGCGACGGGTGACAACTGGCTGCAAGCGCGGGTCCCGGCGATGCTGGCGGCGGGAGCCATCGTCATCATCACCTTCGACGAAGGGTCCACCGGGACGGGCGGCGGCGGGAACGTCTACACCGCGCTCGACGGACCGGGCATCCCCGGCACGACGAACACGGCGACCTTCAGTCACTACGGGTTGCTGGCGGCCCTGGAAGGGAGGTTCGGCCTGTCCCTTCTGGGGCAGGCCCAATCTGCCGCTAAGCTGCCGCTATGAGCATCCGGGGAGCGTTCTACTACCCCTGGTTCCCCGAAACCTGGACCGCTGGTGGCAAGCCGGTCCACGGCACCCCGTCGATGGGGAAGTACGCCTCGGACCTGGGCACGTTCCAGGTCCACGTCCAGATGATGCGCTACGCCCGCATCCAGGTCGGGTTCTTCTCTTGGTGGGGGCCGGACAGCCCGTACGACAAGCGTGTCGCCGACCTGCTGAAGGCCGCCGAGGGCACCCCGTTCAAGTGGGCCGCGTATCACGAACAGGAAGGCTTCGGGAACCCCTCGACGACCGAGTTGAAGCGGAACCTGGACTACCTGAACCAGAACTACTTCTCGCATCCGAACTACCTGAAGCGCAACCTGAAACCGGTGGTGTTCGCCTACGGCGACGCGGCGGACGGTCCGGGGATGTGCAAACGGTGGGCAGACGCCAGCGGTGGCTCGGTCTACTACGGCCTGAAGGTGTTCAACGGGTACAAGATTGCGGCACCGCAGCCGAGCACCTGGTACCAGTACGCGCCGGACCAGGGGTACGTGGACTTCTCCCCGTGGTCGGTGTCGGTGTCCCCTGGCTTCTGGTTCGCGCCAGATTCCACGGCTCGGCTAGGCCGGGACGCAACCCGCTTCGAAGCGGACGTGGAACGGATGGTGGCTGCGAATCCAGAATGGGAGTTGGTCACGACGTTCAACGAATGGGGCGAAGGGACCGCGGTCGAGCCGGAAGTGTCGCGGGGAACCGTCGAACTGGACATCCTGCGGCGTCACCGATAGGAGGACAGATGCCACTTGCAGGGGACCAGCTGTCGTTCAAGGAAGCCCTGGCACTGGGCAAGGTCGTGGGGTTCGGCAGTGGGCCGAAGCTCGTCACCGCCATCGCGGTGATGTGCGCGGAATCGGGCCGCTACGTCGGCGCGTGGCACGACAACGACAACGGCTCCACGGACCGGGGCCTGTTCCAGCTGAACACCATCCACGCGAACATCACGGACGCCGAGGCGTACGACCCGAAGCAGAACGCCCAGTTCGCCTACGAACTCAGCAAGCAGGGAACCGACTTCAGCCCGTGGGCCGCGTACAACAGCGGCGCGTACGAGAAGTTCCTGGACGACGTGCGGACGGTGAAGCAGGAGAAGACCTGGGAGTCGCGGGTCCGGCTCTGGCTGTGATGCAGGTTCAAAGGCTCGAAGAAAGGGGGCCGGACCGAAGTCCGACCCCCGTCAGAGTCGTGTGATGCGGATGAACGCTTCGAAGATGAGCCACCACACCCCGAACGTCACGATGATGAGGAGCAGCAAGGTGAGGCAGCCGATACCGGCGTGATGTGCGTCCCCCATGTCGTACCTCCCTCGCAAGGCGTCGTCGTCGTCGGGTTCCTGCATCTGTCGCACCCTTCGGGCCGGGGAGTTTCCCCTTAGCTACTTCTGCTTGGCGATGTAGTCGATGAAGGCATCACCCGTCGTGGGTCGACCGAGCGACGGACGGTCCTTCAACCACTGGTCGTACGCCTTCTGTTCGGTCTTCCACAGAAGGTCCTCCATGCCTTCTGCGGTCGCCTGCCCGTTGTCGTTCCACGCGACGATGATGGCGTGAGCGTTGTCGCCTTCGTGTTCGCGTGCGATGTCCGGGAACTGTTCGCAGATGGTGTCCGCGAGCAGCTGCTGGGCGTCGGTGGCTTCCTGGGTATACAACTCCCCACTTTCGCGAGTGTTGTTCGCCAGGTCGTCACCGGCACCTTCGTTGAACCATAGGTCCCGTTCCGCGACGCTGAGGGCCTGATTCAGGCACACGTGAACGCGGTTGGTCCCCTGCCGTTCACGGTAGCTGCCTTGAACCCAGCCACCCTCGCCGCGGGACCCGTTCTGGTCCCCGAATACGATGGCCGCTGCCCGTGAGAGCAGGGCCACCCTGGAACGTCGTGACATACGCATCTCCTTTAGGTGATACCCGAAGGATGCGATAGATGCAGGTACCCCCCCTAGCTATCGGTACGCCGCCGTCCCCGCACCCCCCCCAGGGCGTTGAGACGACGGCCTGCCGATAGGGCAGGACCCGGCGGTCATGGCCTTCCGCCGGGAGTCAAACAGGTGGTGCCGTGATGGGACCCAGCCATACGAAGTGCAGGATGTATCGCCACCGCTTCGAGAACATGCGGTCGCACACCCCGCAGTAGTAGCGGACCGGGCGCGTCATCGGGTGACCAGCAGCAGGAAGACGAGGGTCGCCAGGGCCAACAGGACGATGGCTAGCAACGTGACGGTGACTTCGTCCCACTTCATACCGTGAGCCATTCCTTCCGGTAGAAGTGCTGCCGCCACATGCGGCGGGTCAGCCAGCGGGACAGGATGGCCGGGTTGTCGTGGGTCGGCGTGAGACATATCAGCCGACCGTCCGCGAACGTGATGACCCACCGTTCACCCTGTTCGTCGAGGACCATCGTGCGGGGGGTCGGGTCGGGCACGAAGCTAATCATGTCCGACCGCCTGAGCTTCATTGCCCCGAATCATAGGGTGCCCCGTGGCAGCGGTCGAATCTCGACGGTGAACGCGGTGAGTGGCCGGTTCGGCTTCCCGTCCGGTCGCACCGGCCGTACGTGGGAGACGGTCCGCCAGTCGGCGGTCGCTTCCTTCGCGTCGGCGTACATCTTCGCTTGCCGCGGGTCGGTGGTCATCTCGATGTGACCACGTCCCCAGTAGGCGTCCGGGTCGTAGGACCGGACCCAGCCGGGTCGGAACTTCGCTCCGGGCTGGTCGATGGCCCCTTCTTGGGCCACCAGATAGATGCCGTAGACAGGCATCGGAACCTCCTTTCGCTTGGATGCAGCGGACGCTGCTATCCCGGAGGACCACCGAGGGGTCTGGCAGCCCCGGTGGCCGACCGGCATCGCAGCGGTTGCGATGCGTGGAGCAGGGGGCTGTACCGGCGCGTCTTCCCCGGTCGCGGGTATCTGTACCTTCCGAGTACCTTCCACCGCGACCTAACGTCCGGCCCTGTCCCCCTGCCACCCCTATGCGTCCGCTGGCTTCGGCTTCGCGAGCCGACCGTACAGTTCTTCCCTGGCGTTCTGGTTGAACGCCTTCCGGCCACCCCAGTCCTGGTCTAAGCCAGTGATGAGGTATCCCGGTGGATGCCTGTACCGCCGCTTGTCGAGGCCCTGTCCACGGATGATGATGTCGAACCGTTCCCCATTGCAACGGGTGCAGCGGAGATGCAGTTCGTACACCGTCGACCTGCCGACCTTCGATACGAAGGTCGTGACGTGTTCCCAGGCGTGTGCCCAGGAGCGACATTCCAGGTGGTCCGTGTCCAGTGCGCGGTACCGCTTCGTCGGGGCCATCAGGCCGAACCGTAGTTGGCGAGGATGTTCAGAACCGCATCCACGTCAGCGTCGATTCGCGGGTCCCCGGTGATTGTCATTTCGAGTCTGCCCTGAACGAGCTTGAACTCGAAATACTGGTCATCACCTGGGACCACCTTGCCGTTCTTCGAACCGGGAGCTTCCTTGATGGCGTTCAACGCCTTCATGTACGCGCCCATATTGTCGAAGCGACGGCCCTTCAGTGGACCGCGCGAGATAACACGCGGCCACACATTCGACTTGGCAGTCGTCATAGGTGCAACCTCCTTTCGCTTGTGCTTCACTTCGATGGACCCTGCGTCCACCCGCCGATGCCCCGGCCCCCCAACGTTCTGTGAGGTCGGGACAGCGGCAGCCCGCAGGGGCTTAGCCGACCTGCCGGGGCTGGATTCCTTCGGAACCCGCCGTCCACGCATCGTCCGCATCGGCCAGGAGCCGATACAGCGCGACGCGCTGCTTCCGGGTGATGTCGACCAGGTGGTTCCGTTGTCCGAGGTCGGAATGACGGAACCTGAAGTCGTCGATGCTGTCGGGCAGCATGACGCCTTCCGGCGCGACGACGAGCAGTTCGATGTGGACGTACCAGCCGGGCTTCAGCGGTTCACCCGTCCGGTCGAACTCCGACCACCATTCGGCGTCGTTGTGCCAGTAGAGGCCCAGGTTGGCCCCACCCGCGAACGTGCGGCGTGTGTCCGTCGACATGACGAATACGTTGTCGCCCATTTCGAGGCGGTTCCGGTTGTACCGGATAGGCCCCCAGGCGGTATGTCCGAGGGGGTGGGTTTCGAACCGAGGGAACTGTTGCCAGTACCCGGTGGTGTCGAACACCTTCGGACTGCCCTTGAACACCCAATCAGGCATGGGTGCTACCTCCTTTCGCGTTCGTGCTTCCTATCTGAAAGCACGCCACCGTCCCCTGTGAGGGACGATGGTCTGCCATCAGGTGGTCAGACGCGGACCGGATAGCCAACCTGGGCCAGCCGGTCACGGGCGATGAGAACCTCGGCGTCCGTGAACAGGGTGCGGAACCTGGGGTCCAGCACCATGTATTCGACGGACAGGTCGAGGCGTTGCATGTCGAACAGCCGGGTGAAGCCCGACTGCCACTGCCCTTCGGTCGTCAGGAGCCGCTTGGCGGCGTTGACCGCACCGTAGAGCGTGACCATCTCCATCCAGTACCGGGGTCGGTAGTTCAGCCCGATACATTCGGCGATGCCCGACCGCGTGACCTCGTTGAAGGTCACTTCGGCGTCGTCCATGTGGTACCTCCTTCCGCGTTGGTATGCGGGTGCATACCCGGCCACCCCCCAACGTGAGTGGGGTGACCGGCTGTGCGCCTAGTTGGATTTAGGTGCAGCCTGGATAGCCACAGATGACTGAGAAGTCCGAGTACGCCGTGCCCCAGAAATGCCCGTTCGCCGCAATCGTGATGTCGATATGCGGGTGCCGGTAGATTCCAGACTTCGGCAGGTAATACTCGAACGACGGCCACAGGTCCACCTGGTAGAGACCGAGGCTGGACCTATCGGCTTTGCCACTGTGGCACCAGTCGAAGTTCCAGAATCCCGCCAGATTGAAGCAGCGGTATTCAGGGAGACTGGTGACCTTCGTTCCGGCCGCGTTGGTGCACCACATGACCTTCGCGCCGAAGGCGTAGTACCAACCTGCGTTGGAGTGAACGCCCCAGCCGTGGCCTGTGTCTAGTGGCGGGACCGTCGACCATTCGATAGGACACGACGTAGACCGAGTGACGGTTTCTGTCGCCTGACCATCGAACGGAACACCCGTCGTGGTGTCGTACAGAGACACCACGGCTGGTGGCACGACGGTTGCGCCGCTCCCGCTGAAGGAATCACTGGCACCGCCCGACGGTGATGGTATCGGGGTCGCGTGGCCCTTCGGACCTAGCACGACCAGGAGAATCACCACCAACGCCAGCAGTGCCAGTAGGACGCCAAGCAGCGTCGGCACTCGCCGGTTGTACCACGATGAGTTAGACATCGTGGGTACCTCCTTTCGCTATCGGTACGCCTCTCCTTGCTGCCTTAGCACGTACCGCACCAGCCCCCGTGAGGGCTGATGCGCTGCGTGTCAGGCGGCGGCGAGCACGGTGTCCGGGTGGATGATGCCCAGGCCCATCGCGATGCCAACGGCATGTGCGGTGTTCCTGGCCCCGAGCTTCCCGCGCACGTAGCCCATGTGGACCTTCACCGTCTTGTGCGAGATGAACAGCTTGCGCCCGATTTCGGGCGCGCTGTACCCCTGCGCGGCGAGGCAGAGGACATCCATCTGCCTATCGGTCAGTTCCATGTGGCGACCTCCTTTGCTGCTGCACCGGCCAGGCCCTGATGGGCCAGACATCCGGTACACGGCCAGCCCCGTATCGGAGAGGAGTTGGGGCTGACCGTCTGCCGGATGGCAGAAGTTGCGGCGTCCGCCACGGGGGTCGGAGGGGACCCGGACCGTGGGGTTCGGCCGCGTCCGGGGAGGCTCAATCCCCGGTCATGTGCCCAGCCGGGTGAAGTGCAGCCTGAACAGGCTGCCCCAGTGGGCGAGCAACTTCAGGACCGCCGGGTCCGACGTTCGGACGGTCAGGTTCGTGCCGTCGTCTGAGTCGAACCGGATGGTGACGAAGTGGGAATCGCCCGACTTGTCTTCCGTGATACGAGTCACCTTCAAGTCGAGGTCATCCATCTAGGCATCACCGTGGTCCTGGTCCATCGTCATCTCTGAGTGGACCGTGTCTGCGATTGCGGTGTCCGTTTCCGGGACCGTCCCTTCGGACAGCATCGCCACCAGGCGAGCCATCCCTTCAGGACTGTCGTCGGGACCGTCGGGGTCCGACACGGACGCCAACGCCCGAGCGAGCGATTCCTGTTCGACCCCTAGCTGCCGCTGGACCATGTCCAGCGCAGCTTCGGTGTCGGCGAGCTTGGCTTCCGCTTCGGCGCGTGCGCGGTTCGCAGCTTGCACGGCCTTATGCAGTTCCAGCAGCCGGTCGTCCAGGTCGCCGCCCGAGACCCTGAAGTCGGGTTCGTCGTCGGCTTCGGTCACGTCGTCGTAGTCCACGTCGACCTCCACGTCGATGTCCACGTCGTCCATCAGCAGGATGGCCCAGGCGTTGCGCCTGGCCCAGTCTGTGAGGTCGTCCATGCCATCGTCGCGGACGGTGGCCCGATACCGGACCGTGAACGCGACTTCCTTCGTCCTGACGGACGAGTCCATGTCGTGAACCTGCGTTTCGACCGACTGGACGGCGTTCTGCCAGTCCGTACAGGCCGAGTTGTCGATGAAGGACCGGATGGTGCGTTCCAGTGCATCGGATGCACCGGACACGTCCGTGTCTTCTTCGAGGCCCAGGTTCGCGACTTCGATAACGACAGTCGCAGACTTCACCACATCACCTGTATCCACAGGCGACCTCCCTTCGCGATGGAACAGGGCTTGTTCCCCGTTCCGCGCCACCCCCCGTGAGGGGTGACGCGCAGCGGGTCAAGCGTTGACGGCTTCCAGCTGACGGGCGAGTTCGCCTTCGTCGTAGGTCGCCTGCATGACCAATACCGATGGGGCTTCGTGACCGACCCGGAAGTTCGGGAGTGCGCGCAGACCATCGGTGCTGATGCCGATGATTTCCACGTACAACGTCGTTCCGAGCAGCAGCGCGGTCTTCTGCAACCGTGCCTGGAAGCTGCGCCCGTAGACCGCGTTGAGAATCGCGGCCTTGGGTTCGTCGGTGCCATCGAAGACGGCACTGAACCCATCGGTGCTTTGGATGAGGACCATGTAGTCCCATCCCTTGGGTAGGCGGCGGCTTGCAGTGGCCTGGGAGAGAACTTGCTCCAAGGCCACGTTCGGGCCACCGACAGGACGGCGATTAGCCATCGTGTACCTCCTTCCGCTGATGCAGCAGGGTGCTACATCGTGGACCGCCGGGAATCGAACCCGGACCCGCCACCGCAACGAGCGGGACGCGGTTGGTGCCAACCCGGTCCGCCAGGAACCTGTCCAGAGAAAGGAAACCCTGACTTCGCCCAACCTTGACCCGGTTACCACTAGGGGCAGCTAGCAGGTTGGAGACAGGTGCCTACCCGCGCATCATCGCGTGCTGCGGCGACGTTGCGTGGGCTTCTTGGACGAGGTCCGCTTCTTGCTTGCGGACTTCTTCGCCTGGGTCTTCGTGCCGGACGTGGACTTCTTCCGGGTCGAGGACTTCGGCTTCGCCGTCGACGGCTTCTTGGTCGACGACTTCTTGGCCCCGCTGGGAGCGGCCTGCTTCTTGGCGTTCCCGTTACCGGTCCCGCCGTTGGCCTTCTCTTCTTCTGCGGCCTTGGCCCGCGCGTTCGGGGTCTTCATCACCGGGATGTCCGCCGGACGATGACCGAGTTCCCATGTCTGGTACATATCGGTCATCGACACCAGGAACGACGGCAACGAGGGGTCAGCATCATGCGCCACGACGCCAAGCGTCATGCGCACGTAGTGACCCGGCGTGTCGCCCTTCCCACCGGCGAACTCCGTGTAGAGACCACGGATGGAATCATCCGTCGTCCATTCGGTCGCCTCTTCCGCATCGTTGAACAACCCGATGTGGAAGGGCGCACCGTCCACGGTGACGAGTGCCACGAACTGCGGCACACGGACGGCGGACCGCACCCACTTGGATGCCTGAGCCGCCGTAGCCTTCTTACCGTTGCTAGCCATAGGGACTAGCACCTCCTTCCGCGTGGTGACGCCTGGACCCGTGTGGGTCCGTCGAAGCATCACCCGCCAACCCACCACGGGAGTGATGGGCTGGCAGCCTGCTTCGGCCTATCGGACCTTCGCCCACCGCTTACAGGTCGCGAGCAACTGGTCGTAGTCGCTTGCGGTCGCTTCGTTGCGGAAGCGGATGCGGTCGGCCTGTGAGACACCGTGCCGGGATAGGGCGCGGTCCATCGTCGCAAGGATGGCGAAAGCGTTCCCATCCGTGCCGGTGAGTTGCACCGTCAGGTCGGGGAACTTCGGTCCGTTGTGGACCTTCCCGTCGCCGTCCCGGTGCATCCCCCCGAGCGCGAGGATGTCGTCTGACATCGTGGCTACCCCCTTTCCGTGCTTTGCGTCTGAAAGCACGCGGCCCGCCCCCGTGAGGACGGACCGTCTGCCATCAGGCCAGAACCCCATGCCGATGTCCCCTGTTTATGTGTCGCACGTACCGGCCGCGGTCCGTGAGCCGGATGATTTCGCGGTGTTCCCAGTCGGCCCGGTGGTAGGGCTGCACGTCGAGCGTGTCGTCGTGGAAACCCCGGAACGCACGGAACCCGACGATGTTCCGATGGGTCCAGCGGAGATTCACCAGGACCGCCCGGAACGCCGCGTCGGCGTCGACCGCCCGCACCACCCGAGGGATGAAGCGGACAGGGTCATAGGCGTGCGTCACGATGTAGTCACGCACTTGGTACCTCCTTTCGCGGCAGGATTCATTCCTACCGGATGCCCCACCGACCGAAGCCGGTGAGGACACCGCTAGGAACGCTTGGTGCGGGGATAGCGTTCGCGGACGATAGCGTCGAGCCGCTTGTCCTGTTCGGACTTCGCGGGCTTGGACTGCCGGACCTTCGCCTTGCGGATTGCTTCGCCCACTGCGGACGAATACATCAGCTTCTCGAAGGCGTACACGAAGGCAGCCTGGGTCAACGTGAGGTTGTCCCGGCTGGTCTTCGCTGCCCCGTCGTCCCCCAGGTCGGGGGGGAACGCCTGGTGATGCAGCGTCAGGGCTTCGTCCAGAAGGAGAAGGTCCTTGTCACCCATCACAGGCTTCGACGCCGTCTTGGGCGAGGCGACCACTTCGACGCTGGTCACGTTGTAGACCGAATCTTCAACGTCGACCGATTCCCCGTCGATGAGGGCCATCAGTTCTTCCCCAACCGTTTCGTTGGAGACGAACTTGCCTTCTTCCCGGTCCACTTCAACAGCTAGATAGACCGTAGCCATCGTTGTTACCTCCCTTCGCGGGTGTTGCGGTGGGTACGTCCCACCCGGCCATCCCCCGTGAGGGATGACCGGCTAGGGCGTCGCCTACTGCTGGTCGGTCTGCTTGACGATGGACGGGTACGCGGTCGCGAGACCGGGCTGTCCCGCCGACTTCAGCCGGACCGGGATGACGACGTTCTCGTTGCACCACCGGCACGCCCGCAGGGGCATGTCGTCGATGAGGTCGATGACGTTGCGTACGGCGGCGTCGTCGGCGAACCGCTTCAGCTGGTCGGTGGCGGCGTCGAGCAGGTCCAGGGCGAGGTTCGCGACGGGCGCGGGATTGTTCCCGTACCCGCCACCACCTGCCCACGGTTCCACCGCGCTGCCGCAGATGAAGCACTTCATGGCAACCTCCTTCTGTGCCTTCCTTGGGTTGAAGACACGCGGTAACCCCCCGTGAGGGGTTGCCGTGTAGCTTCAATCGCAGGTGCAGGTCCAGTCCACCAGGGCCATGTCGATGAGCCAGTAGGCGATGTCGACATCGTGGACGCCGAACCGCTGTCCGTACCGGATGCGGTAGTGGTCTTCGATAGCGTCACGTTCGACCCAGTCGGAGGCCAACTTCACGGCGTGGTCCCGCAGGTGTTCGCACCTGGTCACGTACACGCCGATGAGGGCGTATTCCAGGTGGTAGGCGTGCGGGTCCCGATGGTCCGACACCGCAACCCCGTCGCCGTGGACGCACCGTTCCCGAAGGAGCAGCATGTCCAGCGACCCGGTGCCGAAGTGCCGGGGACTGGTCCTGGTGGAGTGAGCGTTCGCAGCCATCATCGCCGTCATGCCCGGCCACTTTCGGTGAGGTACTTCGCGACCAGCGACGCGCCGTTCGGCGTGTATCGCTGTTGGGCGAAGTCGATGTCCCACCGGAGGTCGGCTTCGGTCACCAGTGCGGTGCCGATGCCCTGCCGGTAGTGCGAGGGCTGGACGAACAGGTTGAAGTTGCCCGCCCGTTCGAAGTCGTTGTCCACCGGGTAGTGGTTGAGGACACCCCGAAGGATGCCGTCATCGTCCCGGTACAACAGACAATCGACCCAGACGGTATCGGACACGTCACCCCTGAAGTACGAGATGCCCGGTTCGCCCGTGGCTGGATACTGCTTCCCCTGGGAATCCCAGGAGAAGATGTCCTTCGGGTGGATACTGACCACCAGTTCCATGTGGTACCTCCTTCCGCTTGGTAGACCCAGCGTCTACCCGCAAGCCCACCATCGCTGGTGAGCTTGCAGCCCGCTGGGGCTAGGCGTTGTGCTTGTCGACCGACAGGGTCCGGTCGGCGTCGTCCGCGAGTGCCTTGGCCTTGCGGATGGCGTCGCGGACCCGGCCCATCTGGACCCGTTCGAAGGTGCTGTCGGGTGTCCAGCTGAGTTCATCCAGCGCGTCGACCAGTCGGTTCGTGGCGTTGCGCACCGAAGCGATGGTCGCCACCATCGAATCGTCCCCACCCCAGATGGGGTTGAGGATGACGATGTCCACGTCGTCGATGGCGTAGCGGGACTTGCCCGTTCCGCCGTCATCAGCGTCGAAGCTGAACGAGACGTACTGGCGACCGACCTTCACCGAAGTGATGGTCACGGTGCGGTCCATCGGGAGAGCCAGGACCATGCCCGGCTGCAACCCTTTGGCGGTGACGGTCCGGTAGGGACCAGTCATAGTGGCTACCTCCTTGTCGCGGTGCGCTTGGAACCTGTCCTAGCGTCACCCGGCACCGCACCATCGAGTGATGCGATGCCAGCCCGCTAGGGCGGGGGAATCGGCCCGTCGTCGAACTTCGGTTGCAGGAGGATGCTGTGTTCCAGCATCTGTTCGATGGACCGCATCGTCGCAGCGATGTCCCGTTCGGCGTAGGCGAGGTCTTGCATCCCCTTCGCCACCCGTTCCATCGCTTGCGCGATACGGATGAGCGTCCCTTCGGTCGGGTCGACGGCCATGTCAGGCCGCCGTCTGCTGTAGGAGTTCCCGCAACGCTTCGGTCGGGTCATCCCCCAGCAGGTCGTGGTTCCAGTCGGTGAGGCGTGCGTAGCCGACCACGTCGGACACGTAGCAGTCGCCCAGGTCGCCGTCCCTGCCGGTCATCGGAGTGACGACCTTGCAGAACCAGCGTGCATAGGGCCGAGTGCTATCTGTCTGCCACACCTTCAGGACGTTCCACGTCCAACCGTCGGGGGACTGGAACACCGCGTACGGTGCCGAGTCCTTGACGGTCTTCGCCATGCGATTCTTCGCCATGACGTTGTACCTCCCTTCGCGTGATGCGTTCTGACCTTGTGTCTGAACGTCACCCGCCTGCACACCCCACAGAGGGATGTGCAGACAGCCCGTTCAGGCGACTTCGACCGTGAGCCGGATAGCACCCGGCACGTCGATGCCGACCGTCTTGAAGTCGACCTTTTCGATGTAGAGCGTCACGTCCCGGCCGGTCAGTTCGTTTTCGGCCTTGTAGACGTAGGTGCCCTTGGTGTCGTGATGCAGGTCGAGGACCCGCTTGTAGACCAACACCGTCTGTTTGGTAGCCATGAGGCAACCCCCTTCGTTCATCCCTATCCCCGCTGGATAGGTGGCCGTCCCCCGGCCTACGAGTACGTCGTAGGTAGGGACGACCATCTGTTCAGCGAGTGCCGTGGTCCAACAGGATGCGTGCCAGCTTCAGGCAATCCTTCTTGGACAGGGGCTGACCCGGTGGGTCGTAGTGCGAGAAGCTGCCCCGTGTCGCGTCGTAGTCTTCGATGGACTTGCGGGTGTAGAGGTAGAGCTTGCCGCCCGTTTCCACCGCGGCCCATCGCGACCGTGGATTCCGTTCGCGTTGCATCGGCAACCTTCCTTTCGCGAGTGCGCTGGGACCTTGTGTCCGAACGTCACCCGCCAACCCACCCCCATCGGGGATGAGTTGGCAGCCCGTTCGGGCCGTAGACGCCTATGCGTCCACGATGGGCGACCAGTCCGAGTTCGACGGGTGGTTCTTGGTGATGTCGGTGATGGTCGCGTTCTGTGAGGCGCGTATCTGGTCCATCATCTGCTGCACCTTGGCTTCCGTCGGACCGTTGCCGGTCTGGCCGGGGCGGTAGGTCCCGTAGAGGACGTACCGCCAGTTGATTTCGCTACCGATGTCGGGTAGCCGGATGGGCGGCTGAGTTACGCCGTCCGTTTCCAGCTGCGCCGTCGGTCCACCGAACGACACGAACTTCAGGTCGCCCAGGTTGAGCGACCCGATTTCTTCGTTCCGGTAGACGGCGCACCCGTCGCCCCGTTCGACCCAGCGGTCGATGAGGCGCAGGGCCTGTTCACGTTCCGGGTAGTCGTACCCCTGGCCTTCTAAGAGACCAGCCAGGTCTTCCCGGCTGAACACCTGCGTCGGTGTCATGCGGCAACCTCCTTGGTGCGACCTACTGGACTTCAGTCGTACCGGTGACCCCAGGGACCGTGGCCCCTGGGGTCGTGCGCTACGGCTGAGCTTTCTTGGGTGGTTCGATGACGTGGCCACCGGGGCACTTCCCCGACGGCTGGGCCATCGCACCGACCCACTGGCACCGCTTGTCCGTGCAGAAGAGGAACACCGGGTCGAACCCCCGCCGGATGCCCATACGGGCACCCCGCGTCGGGTCCGGCGGCGTCTTCTTCGTACGAGGTTCCAGCGGCCCATCGCCACCACCTGCCTTCTTCGGCAGGATGGCATCCGGGTTGCGCCAGTCGGTGAGTTCCCCGTTGGTCGTCGACCAGGCGAAGCCCTGCCGCCCGTCTTCAGCTGCCGACCGTGACCACGGGTTCTTCCCGCCTTCACGGTTGAGTTCGGCTGCGTTCCGACGGTGGGCTTGCACCGATGTGGCGACCTGCGCCGCCGCGGCCTTCCGTGTTGCCTTCGAGTTCCCCTTGGGGACTTCCGGCATCAGGGCCTTGTCGCGGTTACTGCGCTTGTACGGGACGAACTTCCCCATCTTGTTAGCCATTGAGATAACCCCCTTCGCGAAGGCGACGGTCGGGTGACCATCGCTGAAGGCGACACCGAACCAGGTCAGCTGCGTCGAGACTGCCTGGCCCGATGCCGCCATCAGCGACCCCCAGCCGAAGCTGGGGGACGCCTTTGCGAATAAGGAGGAGGTATCTGCCTTCCCACCCCGACCGCTTGCACGGCTTCGTTAGGGGTTCGGTCGCCTACCGTGGCCTGGTGGCCCCATCCTGCGAAGCGATGAGGTCCTGGGTTCATCTAAGTAGGTCGCTGGTGGCCCGGTCCTATTCCGGCCACCCGTTGCCGCCGACTAATCAGTCGGAACACCTGGGGGACGTGGTCGCGTAGATACGCGGGGTTCGGAGTGAGAACCCGTCCCCTGACGGGATTGTGGGATTGGTCGTGAGGTTTGTGCGCAGGTGACCAACCCTGCGGGACGGGGTGCCCGTGCCCCTGACCCCAGCTGCCGTGTCCGACGCCGGTACTGGTCGCCCGGAACAAGTTCCCGGCGAGGTTCCCGGCCGACTGTGAATCGGCCTGGGGGATGGCATGGCTGCGCACCGCCCGTGGTATGCACCCGGTTTCCTGGTCTGGGTCCCGTTTACGCCCCCGAGAACTTCCGGGCTTGCCCGACGGGATTCCGACCGGCTGGGGTCTTCCCCAGTCCCTGGTGGCCCTACCCCCCGGTGGTCCGGGGGGGTACCTGAACACGGTACAGATAAAGGTTACCAAACCCAGGGTACCCACAACCGGTTAGGACCCCCAGGATGCCTTGCCTACAAGGCATTTCGAAGGTGATCCCAGGACCCTTGTCCTGCAACGACTTTCAGACCAACTATTTCTGAAGAAATATCGCCTTGCGACGCAAGGCATATCAGCCGTTTCGTGTGACGGCGTCATACCGCCGGCACGACGAGAGGGGGGTCCCTGGGTCGAACTACACCCATGTAAGTACCTATACCCCTGGGGGGTATGGTACCTAGGGACATCCCCCCTGAATCTGATGAGGTACCCATCTAGGCAACCAGGGGGTTGCCGACCGCCACCCAGGTGCCCGACCGCCGCCCCTCGCCGCCCGTGTCGGCCATCTGACCCCTTGACGGCGGGGTTACCCTATGGGCGGCCAGGGCGGGGATGTAGGTAAGTAGTTTCTATCTCTTTATATATCTAATACATCTATAGGGACGGAAGCGAGACTTATCCACAGTGTGGATAACCGGGTTTGACGCGGACGGGCGTTCGGTCTAACGTTCGGTACGTCACCTGCACTACCGCGAAAGGAGATGGTTCTATGGTGACTGCCGTGACCCCGTACCGCCCGCCTGACTACCTGGTCAAGCGGCCCACCCTGCCCAACTCGGGCTGGTTGTTCGACTGGTACCTGACCGCCAAGCGTGCGTGGTGGGACGACTGGGAGCAGCCTGAAGGCGAACGCACCTGGCGTGCGTCGTCGCTGGGCTACTGCCTGCGGCGGCAGACCTTGGAACGCCGGGGCATCGACGCACTGTCTCATCCCGATGCGAAGACCTACCGGACCTTCGCGTACGGGGACATGGTGCATGACTTCGTCCGCAAGGCGTTCTGGAACCTCGGCCTGGTGGTCTGCGAAGAACCGACCTTCGTGGACCTTCGCCGCGACGTGACCGGGCACGTCGACCTCATCTGGACGCCCACGGGCGTCAAGCGGGACGCGCCCGACCACTGGTCGGACGAATATCAGCGGTACATCGCCTGGCTGCGGCAGGAGTTCGCACAGACGCTGGACACGATGTACGGCGGCACCCGCCCCGACATCGTGTTGGGGATGGAGATAAAGTCGGCGCACTCCAAGGCGATGACCCGGCTGGTCGACGAAGGCCCGTACCCGTGGCATCGCATCCAGGCGGGCGCGTACAAGGCGATGGCTCAGACCACGCCGGGTGCGCTGCCCGTCGCCGACAGCATCGACATGGTCGTGCTGCCCTCGGCGGTGGAACGCTGGCACATCGTCTACGTCGGCAAGGACAGCGTCGGCATCTTGCAGTTCGAGGTCGAAGATGCGTGGGTCGACGCGGCCCTTTCCCGGCTGGACGAACTGAACCGGCACTGGAAGGGCGGCCTGTTGCCTCCCTGCACGTGTTCGGGCTGGTGGGTGCAGTCCTGCCCATACAGCGAAGGAGGCACCTGCTGCGGCCGCTGGCAGAAGGGTCAGGTCGCCGCGGCTTTCCGACGGAAGGGGAACTAGACATGGCAGAACCAGTCGTGACCACCCTCACCTTGGTCAGCGTGGAACAGCGCAACACGCGCAACGGGAAGGACCGCTGGATAGGCCGGACCAACGACGGGCGGGAGTTCGGCATCTGGGACCGTGCCCTGGCCGATGCCGCCGGGGCGCACCTGCACGAATCCCTGGACGCCGAAGTGTCCTCGCGCCAGGACGACAACGGCAACTGGTGGAACAACCTCATCAGCCTGCCCGCGCTGGGCGTGTCCCAGCCGCCACGGCAGAACAGCCAGTCCACCCCATCCGCGCCGGTCGCCTCGCCTGGGATGCAGCTGGACCTGGCGGACCTGCGCCAAGCAGCCGACCGCATCGCACTGGCGTTGGAGAACATCCTTCAGTTCCAGGTGGAACGGTTCCTGTCCCAACAGGGCATCGATGACGTGACCGATGATGACGGTCCGCCCGAACCAGAAGGGATGTGACATGCCTCGCAAGAAGAAGGTCACCGTGACCCGCGTGCAGGTCTACAAGCGGGATGGGCAGTGGCGGTTCCGCGCGAAGGGAGGCAACGGGGAAGTCATCGCGTGGGGCGAAAGCTACAAGAACCAGGACGACTGCCTCGCTGCGGCTGAAGCCATCGCGCCCGGCATCGAACCGGAAGTGACCCCGTGACCACGACCGACACGGCTGGAGACTTCGGGTTCCACGACCTGGTCCAGGTCATCTGGACCGACCACGCCTTCAACCGTGGCCCGCGGTCCGAACACGACCAGACCCTCATCCGGTTCGTGACCATCGGCTACCTGCTGGATGACGTGGTGAAGGGCATGGTGCAGGTCGCGCAGTCCTACAACCTCACGAACGACGAATACGAAGACATCCTGGTCCTGGACGAACGGTCGGTCGTGGCGGTGCGTGGTCTGAAGCCGGAAGGAGCATGATGGATTGGTCATCGTTCTTCTGGGGCGTCGGGGTGACCGTGATGGTGGGCATCATCGGCTTCCTCGCCGCCATCATCGTCGCCACCATCCGCACCAACCGGGCGCGACATGCCCACGAAGAGGCGACCGAACAGGTGGTGTCGCGCCTGTCCGACCTACCGCCGCCACCCCCCCGCGGATGAAGCGCACGCCCATCACGCGCAAGACGCCTCTTCGGCGTGAAGGCAAGGCGAAGGTCGCCATCCGCTGGGACGCCGATGGCATCTGCCGCCACGGTCGGAGGCGTGGTGACTGCCGCCAGTGCATCGCGCTGCGGAACCGCACCTTCGGTCGCCAGGTCCAGCGGGAGATGCACCAGGCGTTGGGTGGGACGGGGTTCAGTCCGACCCACGAAGAATCGGGAAGGGGGTACGACGTGGAGTTCAACGTCGAAGACGTGTCCGATGCCGTGACCGTCGTGAAGGTCCACCCGGAAGCCAAGGGCGGTCAGCAGATACCGGCCTCGTTCGCCAAGGCGTTCGGCACCGAATGGTGGCGTCGGGCACTGTCGCAATCGTCGCGGTCGGTACCGGTCGGCTCGGGTGCGAAGCCCGCGGTGTGGCTGCACATGCCGGGGGGTCATCGGTACCTGATAGTCGACTACGGCGGTGGCAAGTGAGCACGTCGGCGTGTGGCCACGACCTGAAGTGGTGGGACCGCATGGCGAGCCGCTGTGGTCACCCCGACCACGACGCCAGCCTGTTCGACCCCGAAGACTACGAAGACATCCTGAAGCCCTGGCAAGGAGGTCACGCGGACGACTTCCCGCCACGGCGCGATGACCCGTTGCACGGCACGCCACCGACCGCCGGACCCAGCGACAGCATCCAGAAGAAGTTCGAGCAGTACCACACGCTGAACCCCGACGTGTACGTGGCGTTCTGCAAGCTGGCTCGCGACTACCAGGGCCGCGGGTACCCCAGCATCGGCATCGGGCACCTGACCGAAATCCTGCGGTTCGAACGACGGCTGGACACCTACGACCCGGTGAGTGAGTTCAAGATTTCCAACAGCTACCGGTCGCGGTACAGCCGGTTCATCATGTCCCAGGAGGCGGACCTGGATGGGTTCTTCACGACGCGGGACCTGCGAACGGAGTGAGGTATGCGTGACCCGACCGAAGTCTTCCCGACACTGACCTACAACCAGACGCGCATCCTGAACCTCATCAGCGACGACCCCGGCGTCAGCTTCCGGGTGCTGGCGACCAAGGCGAACATGAGCTTGTCCACCGCGTTCGACCAGGTGCAGTCGATGCGCGACCTAGGGGTTCTGGACTACGATAAGTGCCCTACGTGTGGTCGGGGCCTCATCGTTCCGACCGGGAAGGATGTCCACCATGCAGACCGTTAGCTTCGACAAGACGACTCCCCGTGAACGCCAGGTGCTGGACGCGCTGGTCGACACCGACGGCAGCAACGCCGACATCGCGAACGCGCTGGGCATCTCGGCACAGACGGTCGCCGTCCACGTCGCGACCATCATGCTGAAGACCGACACACCCGGCCGCTTACCGCTGGCCGTCGCCTGGGCGATGCAGCGGTTCGGAGCCAACGGCGATGGCTGATTCGACCGATGTGCTTGCATCCCCGTCCGGGACGTTGCATATCGTGGACCTGGCTACGAGGGAGACGAAGTGTGGAACACCGGTCGATGACAACTGGGTCGGCGTCGCGCACCACAAACGATGCTTCTTCTGCTTCGGGGCCGAGGTCCAAGACGACACGTGGGACGACGCCCAGGACGCACCTGTGGCGGGAGACGAACCATGATGCCGGATGTCACATCACCACCCGAGCGCACTACCACGTCGATTGTGGTCACTGTGGCTTCGGATGGGTCCAGGTCAGCCTCTTCGACCATGTCTGACGCCATCACGCCGACCCGGTACGCCGTGGATGCCTTGCGGTCGGCCGCCGAAGCGGAGCGGTGCGAACACCGTCCGGCCATCGGCCGGTCCTGGTGCTACCACGACCAGGGATGGTGCTACGACGGTCGCGGCAATGAGTGTATATGCTGCCTAGTCAGGATGTTGTAGGTATGGACGGGCGAATCGACGAAGGCGCGATACAAGCGGCGCACGGGCCGACACACGACCTCGTCCGCTGCGACTTCGGCACGTTCGTCGTGTACCGGTGCCTGTTCTGCCGCTTCGAACTGACGGTCGTCGAAGGTACGGCTGACGAAGGAGATGTCGATGCAGGGTGAACCCATCGAAGTCCCGCCGCCCATCCCCTGGACCATCCAGGTCGTGAAGCTCGCCACGGGCGACTTCCTGTTGGTCATCCAGACCCCGAACGCCGCCTTCCGCTTCGCCTGCACACAAGAGCAGTTGAAGAAGCTCGCCGCCAACCTGTATCAAGCATCCAGCGGTATCGTGGTCCCCCAGAACGGCCACAACCAACCCCCGACCGCGCCGCTCGACACTGAATGAACGCTAACGGAATCACCCTAGCTGCTGACAGGAACCCCTGGGAACGTCAACCCAGGGAGTCAGAGAAGCAATACGCTGCGTTCCAACAGTTCCTAGCGATGGAACCACCCCGAACCATCGTTCGCTTCGCGGAACAAACGATGAGGATGTCCGTAGGACACCTATACGACTGGTCTTCCAGGAACCATTGGATGGACCGTTGCATCCACTACGACGGCTTCATGCAACGCTCACAGGATGCAGCACTGGTCGAACAACGCAAAGAGATGAACGAACGTCATGCCAAGCTAGCCAAGGCCATGTCAGGCAAGGTAGCTGCCAGAATCGCTACGCTGCAACCAGAAGACCTCAGCCCTGGTGAACTAGGCAGGTGGATGCAGGTCATCAGCATGGTGGAACGGCTCGCATTAGGCGAAGGCCCTGGTAACGCAGCGGTGGATGTGGATGTGAACGTGCAGGTGGATGCGCGTCAACAGGACATCACGTTGGATGCAGCGCACATCGGTGAAGTGATGGATAGGCTTGCAGCACTGGGTGTTGTGCCGCAACCCATAGCAAGCACAGTCATTGATGTGGGTGATAGCGAGGTAGTCACACCCGAAGGGGGTACATCTAGCACAGAGTGACTAGATTCCCGACGACCCCCCCACGTGGTATGCCCCATTTGCTCGCTGGCAAGAAATGATTCCCGACCCCCGCGCTGAATCCGGCCACCTTCTGGACCATGCCCCCCCCAGAAATATCTCGGACCCCCCGTAGGAACGACTATCGTTCTCGTTGATATGGGACAGGACCTGGCGCAAGCGACCTGGGCGGATAGGGTCCGTACACTCGACCAGCAGACGCTTGAAGACCTCTATCGGCTGACCACCCCTAGGCTGCCAAAGCCCTACGTACCTGAAGACCCATCCCCTGCACAGGCTGTCTTTCTCATCGCGCCGCAGCGGGAAGTGATGTACGGCGGGGCGGCGGGTGGTGGGAAGTCCATCGGGCTGCTGATGGCGGCGTTGCAGTACGTCGACACTCCCGGATATGACGCCATCCTGTTCCGACGGACCTTCCAGGACCTGAACCTGCCGGGTGCCCTGATGGACGTGGCCCACAGCTGGCTGGCTCCCACGGATGCGAAGTGGGATGCGCTGGCGCACCGATGGACCTTCCCGTCGGGGGCCACGCTTAGCTTCGGCTATCTCGCTACGTCCAACGACCGCTACAGGTATCAGAGTGCCGAGTTCCAGTTCGTCGGGTTCGATGAACTGACGCAGTTCGCCGAAGTGGACTACACGTACCTGTTCTCGCGTCTGCGGCGGAAGGAAGGGGTGCAGGTGCCGCTCAGGATGCGGGCGGCGACCAACCCTGGGGGTATCGGGCACGAATGGGTGCGGGGACGGTTCGTGGAATCGACGACCGAAGACACCGACCGGGCGTTCGTGCCCGCCAAGCTCGACGACAACCCGTTCCTGGACCGCGACGCCTACCTGCAATCGCTGATGGAACTGGACCCCATCACCCGCGCGCAGCTGCTGCGTGGGGACTGGGAAGCTCGGATGGTCGGGCCGATGTTCGCGGGCCACTGGTTCCAGCTGGTCGAGCAGTTCCCGCCCGTCACGCAGGACCCGCGCATCCGACCGCGCGTCGTCGAATCGGTGCGGTACTGGGACCTGGCAGCGACGGCGGTCGAAGTGGCGAAGCAGGACCCGGACTACACGGCCGGCTGTCTCATGGGGCGGACCGATGACAACCTATACGTCGTAGGGGATATACGGCGGATGCGGGACACCCCCAAGACCATCGAGGCGTTGATGCGCCACACGGCGGACCTGGACCCGCCCGGTACGGTGGTCTGGGTGGAACGCGAACCCGGCTCTGCGGGGAAGGCGTACATCGACCACCTGCGGGCCGACGTGTTGCCCGACGTGTCCATCTACGAAGACAAGGTGTCCGGCGACAAGGCGATGCGGGCCGCTCCCCTTGCGTCCCACGCCGAAGCGGGCTTCGTCAAGATGGTGCGAGGTCCCTGGAACCGCGCCTGGCTGGACGAACTGGAATCCTTCCCCATCGGCGCACACGACGACCAGGTCGACGCCACGTCGGGTGCCTATCGCAAGCTCGCGCAATCGCAGGTGACGTACAGTCGCAGCCCGTTCTAGACCGGGCATAGGATTG